CGTGCATGCTTCGGCATATCTGATACAATTGGAACAACACCATTATCTACATCTAATGTATAATAACCATATTCATTCGGAATATCAATTGCTTCATAAGTTAGAGTATCCATATCCCAAACAAGGAAACCGTGCTTATCTAATGTTTCACCAAAGTTTTGTTGAACCAATGAACCTGCATAAACTACCTTACAACCTTTCGGACTTATCATTTCTTGACGTTTATGAATATCACCCAATAGAGCTAAATCATATCCATCAAATATATCCGTTGTGAAATGTCTACTACTAACAACATAACCCACATCAGTAATAGAATTATCAACAGGTCCGTGGAATAATGCAATCTTTGTTTTTGCATCAATATCTTCTGCTTTTGGCCAGTTATCCTTATTATCAAAAATAGAATAAACAGCAAATGCGGTATCACCGTGTTTCCAAACTTGTGTATCTTTTAAATAATGAAAATTATCCAAATTCAATGCTTCTACAATTGGAGTAAGAACATCAATTCTATCCAAATTGTTCATATTACAATCGTGGTTACCTGTAATAAGGATTGTGGGTGCCAATTTAGCACACTCCGTAAATAACCAACTAATCTCTCTAACTAATTCTGGAGACATTTCCAATTTAGCATGGGCAATATCACCTGCTAAATAAATGATTGCATCTTCCGTTCCTTTATTACGGATTTCCTCAAACATTTTTTCAAATACCTGTCTATACTCTTTGTGTCGTTTCACGTTACGGATATGTACGTCCGCAATATGGTAAATTGTTTTTAAACTCATAATAGTTTATTTATTATTTTTTCACTATAAAAATCATCACCATTAAATGTGGTGTATTTTAATTCAAACTGATTTGATTTAAAATGAATATTAGTTTTATATGGAATACTTTCCCACTCATCTTTTGGTAATGTAACTCTATATCCATTAAATCTTAAATCAAATTTAGAATATTCAAAAAATGCAATTATAGTTCCTTGTTTACAATTTGGTTTTACATAATTTAAAAATTTATGTATGTTTGTGTCAAAATGTGTATCATGCACCACCCCATCAAATTTCCTATCAGTCAGTGGCAAAATATCAATCCAATCTCCCAAAATTACATTAGTTTCTTTATTTTGTAATTTTGCCCATTCTAATGCTTTTTCATATTGCTCCGGATGGACTTCTATAATAGTATGTGATAAAACATTTGGATTTGATTGAACAGCATCCGCGGATAAATGCATTCCAAATCCTATTTCTAAAATATGTCCTCCATTTTTTGTTGCCAAATCTGCTAATTCTTGCATTAAATATTTTTCACCAATATGCATTACAATATTATCACGAATTGGATTAGAGATTGCAATTTCTTCTTTAGATGTCGCTAATTTTTCTTTTCCGGTCATAGTGACTTTATTTTGTTTAATAATAATTCTTCGGGAGAAAACTCTTTGGTTTTCTTTAATTCCTCATAGAATTTTTCATACCCCATATCGGCGGCATCTTTATCTTTAAGATACATCATTTTTACATGAATACCTTGTTTTCTAAAATATTCGGCAGCTTTAAGTGCCTCATTAATTGCATCGTTATCCAATGAAATAATAATATCGGTAATACCACTCATAAAGATTTTCTCAACCAATATTCTGGATGGAAACTTACCTAAAAGTGGAATTGCATTTCTTTTAATTGTGATTGCATCAAATACACCCTCACATAGTATAATCGGTTCGTTCCAATTTACTTGTGAATCAAAACAAATTATGTTCTTACTAATTGGGGGATTTTTGTATTTCATTTTATTCTCTGGGTAATACGAACGAGAAACAAAGTAATTTAATGACCCATCGGAATTATATGATGGTATAATTACTCTTTGCCCATATAATCCTTCTTTACAATATCCTATATTATATTTTACAATATCTTTCATTGTAATACCTCTTTGTGTAAGGTAATGGATAGCATGTTTATATTCTGGATTAAATCCTTTTGGTTGTTCTGCTAAACTAATAAATTCTTTTGGAAGTTGAATGAATACCTTTGTTTCGGCATCTTCTTGCTGTGGGGTATAATGTGAATCCCCATATATTTCTCTAATAATGGATATAGTTTTCCTGTCTACATCAAGTTTACGAAGAAGAGAAGTCAGTTTTTTACCACCACTATTACAAGTCCAACAATGCCACTTTTGGGTTTCTGTATTTACCTGTAATTTTTGTTTATGGTGATTGCAAAACGGACAATAAAATGCTAATTCGTTTCCTTTTAATGTAAGATAACTACCCAACGCATTAGATAGCGTAGATATTACGATATTTTTATCAGTTTGCTTCAACACAACTGTAATATACAACAAATATTTGATATTTCCAAATATTTACGGAAGTATTTTACTCCGAAAACCAAGAATCTGGTATTTCCTTATCCGCATACTTAAATCCGTGTTTATCACACCAATCTCCGTAGGTAGTTTTAGATTTTTTGTTGATTTTGTTCTTAGAATTGGAAAATACAAATCGTATATCCAAATTGGGGTTTTGTTCTTTTACTAATAAGTGTTTCTTACGGTCTGCAAGAACGAATCTACCCTTTGTTTCTACTCTTATGCCATTTGGTAACTTAAAATCAGGATTGTAAGTATGTTCAGAAGCAGGTATAACATAAGCCACTTTTTCCGACTCATATTGAACCTCAATACCTTTACCTTCGATTTGTTTGGAAATGTTTTCCTCAAGACCTGACTTAAATCCATATTTTTTTGCAACCCATTTAGGATTGTTCTTTTTTGTAACTTTTTTCTTAGCCATTAATTATTATTTCTTTATACTATCCGAATACTTCTTTTCATTTAATTCACCACCTCTACCGGTTTTGAATTTAGAAGCTGTCAATACTTGTTCATCTGCTTTTTTCAAGTCATTTGTAGTATATGGAGTTTTTGCGTTTACTGCTGCATCAAATCCGATTTTATCAACGCCCAATGCTGATTGTTGTGCTTTGTATGTTTCTAATATTTTAGACATATTCTTTTCTTTTACTTATAAATATAAATTATGTATCAAAACGGATAATAAAATTTACAGGAATATCCGGCTCCGATTTAATTGGTTGTGGTAATTTTGCAACTGCAACTAAATCACAATTATCATCATATAAACCAATTGTTGTAATAAATGGTGCTAAGAATGAACCGGTTGAATCAACAGAACCACTTAAATCCCAATGTTCAAATCCTGCATATGAAGATGTATTTACCGAAGATGTGTAACGATAATTTAATGTTTCTCCGTTTGGTAATTCAGTTTTTTTACGAATGTATTTAACTCCCGGATTAGGTGTAACTTTAAAAGTTTTACCATTAGAATCTAACATATATTCTTTTTCAACACCAACTTCAACTACTGCGGACGGATTTTGTGATACATTAAATTCATCTTCATTTACTATAATGAGATATTCGTGTTCGTAAATGGTTTGTGTTGATTTATAATTTAATGTATAAGTTGATTGATTAAATGAGCCGGTATTTTCTATTACAATTAAACCTTGATTATAAAAAACATTACCTTTATAATTTATAATATCTTCTAAAAATGGTATTGATTCAACTTCTAACACATTATTTTCAAAATCTATTTTTATTAATACAAGAATATAAGCTGTATTATTATACACAACATTTATTGTATTATTTTCTAAATTTAACGAATTTATTTCAAATATATTGATGGCGTTTGTCAAATCTAGAAATTGAAAAACCTCAGTATTAAAATTGACAACATCCAATGTTAAATCTATTCCAGTACCTGTTAGATTCCCAAAACCATCATCTACATAAGTTGCTGAACCATTATATAGTTCTACCGATTTTTTCTTAATACCTTCTCCGACACATTTTTGGGGAACCGATATAACTAATGCACTACCACTAATATATCTTTCTTTTGCAGCAGTTATAATTGTAAATGTATTTGTTTTAATACCAAATCTTTCTATTGGACTATCTTCTCTACCATTATAAAATGTTGCTTTTAATTGACCATATAAAGAATGTTTATTATATGTAGAACCACTTAAATGACCTTCCGAAATTGGATGCATTGTGGTATCTTCGTAATTACTTTGTTGTGCAATAAGTATAGATGCAGATGCTGAAGTTTTTGACCATTCTTTATAAGCTTTAAATGGTCTTACACTAATATCTGATTTAGGTATTCTTTTTAACATATCACATATAAATATTCCTTTAACGAAAAACCCCCAAAACAGGGGGTTTAACATTATTTAATATATTCTCCGATTAGAAATCTAATTTAACTTTGATTGCAATTTCCTTATCGAATGATTTTTCAATAGGTTGAGAAGTTTTTGCTACTGCTAATAATTCATTTGCATCATCATAAAGACCAACCGTTGTAATATAAACTTTAGGGTCTCTTTCAAATAATGGTTGTGCGAATGCACCAACTGAACCACTTACAAATGTTGGGTTGTTTGAGAAGTTAAACTCTCTATTGTTTGCTCTTACGAAATAATGAGATGTTGAAACATTTTCAGTTCTTCTTGATTGGAAATCTGCACCTTTTTTCAATGCATCAAATAATTTTAATGAACCTGATACTGAACCTGATTGGTGATATCGATTTGATGTTGAACCAGCTGCTGTCATTAAATTACCATCTACCGATGCTGATAATGCATTTGGATTTAACAATATAATACCCATATCAGGATAGAATAAACCATACCCCTGTCCATTTAATGCGGTTATATTTTCAATAGATGCAGTTAATGCTGAACCAATGTTTAATGAACCACTTACTAAGTTATAAACTCTACCTGAAGCTGATACTAAACCATCCGAATCCAAACTATCATCGATTAAAACTACTTCACCAACTGATCCTGATAATTTAATTGAAATATTACCTGGGTCTAATCTTTCTTTATATCTTGCTCTATTAATATTAATTGCGTAAAAAGATGTTAAATCATGTGTTGCTGTTGCAGCTGATGATGTTGCTGAACCACTATAAACGCTAAAATATGCATCAGATGAATCTAATAAAATATTTTTATATTGATTATATGTCGCTTTACTTGGTTGTGTAGAATTATCATCTTGATTTACTGTAGGTGCACCATATCCATTTACATCACCATATGCAATTGAAAATTGAATTTCTGATGATTCAGAAGATGTTACATCATTATAAACATCTAAATAATATTTACCCGTTGAACTATTTAATTGAATCGATGAAGTATAAAAATTAATCAAAGAACCAGTATCACCACTCCATATTCCAGAAGTTACAATTTCTGTTCTGTTTGTTACTTTATCTATTGTTCCAAATTTTTTATAGATACCATTACTAATAGTAGTGATATCGGAACTGATTTGTTCACCTGTTCCTAAAAATTGGTTTACGATTCTAACTAATTCGTTAGTATCTACTGGAGTTCCCGCAGTGTTTGCTGCACCTGCTAAGTATTGTGATAAATTACTTGCTAAAAGGGCTCCTCTATTGTCTCTTATTACTGCCATAGTATTTTATTATTGAACGTAAGTTACTGTTACTGGAATAGTTTGTGAACCACCCGTTTCGTTACCATAAACTGTAATTGTTGTTTTGATAGTCGAAGTTAAAGATGGGTTTGGAATAAATTTAAAAGTTAAACCTTTAGCTACAACTGCTGTTGCTGATACATCATCTCCAATAAACAAAGGTACTGAACCAACATTTGATGTTACCCCTTCACCTACAATATCGCCGGCGTTTTTGTTAGATAATAAAATTGTATAACCCAAACTTCTATTCCCTGCTGGTGATGTAGTTGGAGATAATGCAACTTCACCACTTCTTTGATTTACTGATATATTAGGAACACCAAATTCTACAATCGGAATTCTAGTTGTGTTTTTTGGTAATGTAACTAACTTATATTTCATTACTTGTGTTTCATCAGGATTAGCTTCCAATACAGGCATATTTTTGATAGCTGCATCATAATACGCAGACCCTAATGGGTGTGCTGGTTCATAAAGTGAGTAATCAATCTCATCATCCGCTAATGCAAATTGAGTAATGTTTAATCCTTGTCCGGCAGCTAATTTTTCTCTACCTTTTTTAGTAAGAATTGCATCTACTGTCAATTCTGTATTACTTAAATATCCCATAGTATAATATTATCTTTGTTTATAAATATAATTATTTTAAAATTCCGTTATTCTACTTCCAAAATTGGTTCGGAAGTATTTCTGCCGGTTCTATTTACTGTCAATGTATTTGGATTAGATACGAATGTTTCTATTGGTGATGTTCCATCCAATGTTGTTGCAGCAGTATTTTTTGAACCTCTAAAGAAAGAATTTTGTAATCCTCTTGTCAAATCCGTTGTATTTCTATAATGCGTTGGTAAATATCCACTAACTGGTTTTACTGCAACAATATTTCCACCAACGGATGGTGGTGTTGTAGGTAATCCATTTGATCCTGTAAATGGTTGAATATTTAATTTGGTTTCCGTATATGTTTGAATATCTGAAATATAACCACCACGTGGGTCTCCCAATCCAGTTGCCGATGCGGTCACTGCAAATTTAGTTACTATTCTTTCTTTCTCCTCAGTTACCAATTGAACTCTTATTCTTTCTTTTACCACATTTCTATTTGCATCAAAATATGTTCTTATTGCTGACCCGCTTTGTGCATAAATTCCAAAACCAATTGTTTCGTAAGTACTTTGCCCATATGTTTCTATACCTAAATTGATTTCGGTTACTATTGTTGGTAAATCTAATCCGGCATCAATACTTACTTCATATTGTAAATTTTCTGCAGATGTTTTTGTATTATCAAAATAATCATATGTTGCTTCATATTGATAATTTTCACCGGTAGTTTTTTCAACGGATGCCGTATATATTGTTGCATCGTATTGGTTATTTTCACCCCTAATATTATCGGAGAAATTTGCATCCACAATTGCTTCTTTTTGTATACTTTCAGCTTTTGTAATTGTTGTATCTCCATAACTTATAGTGGTTTCTTTTTGATAATCCTCAGCTTTTGCTTCTTTTTGTGCAATCTTACTTCTTTCTAAAATATGAGGTTCAATTAAAATACCAGTAGTTGCTTTAACTCTAGCTGGCAACATCTTCTTAATATCTTCAAACATTGATTTCTCATATAGTTTGATTAAGTTAATGTATGCGTAAATATCTCTACCATCAAATCTTTTGAAATAGTAGTTTCTTAAGTTATCCAAGTTTCTATAACTATCTCTGTATCTATCGGATGGGTCACCAATGTAATTATCTAAGTTTAATCCACCCAAAGATTTAGCAATATCAATATTCAATTCTTTTGTAGGAGAGAAAAATAAACCAACTCTATTAGAATCCGTAGGAGCTTGGTCGAATGATTTTTTAGTTGCTCTATGTTTAACAGATAAATCAACTCCACCACTAACATCATTTCCTTTATAATCCTTTTGTGATTCAAATCTAACTTTATTTGTAGAATATCTACCGGAACCCATATCAGGTATTTCTAATACAACCGTTCTATCTATTGTTTCAAAATTGTATGGATATGATGTTTCCGATGAAAATCCAAATGTAGATGCGGAATATATTGTAAATGCATTTTCTGATTTTATTGCATCAAAATTTATAGAACCAGTTTCTTCTAAAATGTTTCTAGTCAATTGTAAAGAACTGGATGGGTTTAATTGAATAGTTGGATAATATATGTTTGTATCAACATTTATTAATGATGCTGTTCCGTATGTTTCATTTAAATTTTTTGGATATTCAAAATCCAAACGGAAATATAAATCATCCGTAGATGCGTAAATATCATTACCATTAATCATTTCAGGAAAAGAAACATGCTCAAAAAATCTATCTTTATTCAATGGTGTTGACCAAAGTCTAAATTCATCAATACTTCCCGTATAATGTCCTCCAATTCTAATATTAGAACCACTTTCCCAGTTAGAAGCCGTAAGTTCTAAACTACCTGTAAATTCATAAATACTTCTTTCTTTATCAGCTTGTCTTAAAAATAAAGACATAGTAACATCTGAATTACTACCAGTTTGTCTACTTACTTCAATACCAAAAAATTTATTATTAAAAATTGGTAGTAAGTCGGATTGTAAACTTTGTGATGTTGTAGATGATGATATATTTAATTTTACTTTACCATAGTTACTATTAATTGAACCACTCATAGTTACATTCCAATTACTTCCAGATATAATTGTATATTCACCACTATAAGCCGGTTTAACAAATAATTCAATTGTATCGGGTTTTCTACCTTTATCCGTTATTGACCAATCTAATTGAATAGATGAAGTCAAATTCATCTTTAATGCAGTTGTTAAATTATCATAAACCAATTTACTTTTAGCAGTCTCCGTTACTTCTGGTCCACCAAATTCTAAAATTGAAAGATTCGATGATGGAATACCATAACAACTTAATAATGCGTAAATACCTCTTCTAGTTCCTTTATGTTTCAAAAGATATGGTAAGTTATTTACAATTCTTCTCCATACTTCATATGTTCTCTTTTTGGCCGGTGTTTCAAATTTTTTATTACCATCGGAATCCAAACCAAATACATATTCCCAAAGTTTAGAATCTGCAGCTAGATTTTTTGCATCCCAATTAAAAGATTTCAATACATCAAATAACAATTTATCCGATATTCCATCTTTTGATTTATAACCAAGTTTTCTGGTTTTTTCTATTGATTTTGTATGAAAATAAATATTATCAAAATGCTGACCTATCATTGAAAAGAAAAGTAATAAACTATCGTTTTCATCATTATTTCTAATATATTGTGGTATATTATTTAATACATAGTTTTCATTATTTATATCATATTCTTCTGCTAAAGTAATTAAATTACTATACCAATTTTCAACTTGTGAATTTGTTGATAATAATCTATTATTTCCAGAGTATGGCCATGTAATTGAAGAACTATTCGATATTGTATATTTTGATGATGATGTAAATAAAAAGTTTTCAAATCCATCAAATCCTTGAATTAATTTTTCTTTTTTAATTTTTTGTCTTTCAATTTCTTGCAATCCTGCAATTGATGATGTATAAAAAGCAGAACCACTTCCCATATAATCGGTGGAAGCACTTGTAATTAATTCTTCATACTTCTCTATTAATTGAACTTTATATATGAAATTATCTACTCTTTCTTTTGCTGAACTAAAGTGAACAAAATTTTCCCATACAATTGAACCTGTTAAATAATTTGAACCACTATAATATTCTATATTTAATTCATCCGTATTAATTAATGATGAACTAAGATAATTTGATATTAATTGTGATGAACTTGAAACGGATGCACTTAAAATTAAAGTATCTAACGATTCGTAATTTGTAGATTGTCCTTTTACAAAATCTATTTCAATTTCAAAATTAGGTCCTTTTAGTGGAGGACATTTTATATCATCTTGTTCGGTTAATACAACTGTTTCTATTAGTGGATTTGATAAAAGTTTGGTAATCCAAAAAGTTGAATTTTCCGAAACATTTGCCGGTAATGGGTTGTATAATTTTAATATTACCGATTCAACTTTATCTTCTGGTTTAACAATTTCATTTCCTAATTCATCAATTGATTTTTTAGATAATGTCCAATCATCTTCTTCCCAACTAGAAATTAATATTTTTTCATCATCTCCAAAATTTGCAAGGTGTGTTAAATATTTACTTTCCTTTTCAGGTTCTAAAAATTCTAATTTTTCAATAAATGCATCATAAATTGATTTTTTAATAGAATCTTCATCCAATTGAATTAGTGGATAAAAAATATTAGTTTTTATCTCATATTCGTTCCCAACCAATTCTGCTGCACCTGCTGTGTTAATTGGTTTAAATATTAATGTAATATTATCATTACCATTCCATTTTGAAAATTTATTTGCAAGTTCTTTTATGTTTATTTTAAAAGAACCATTGGAATTTAATTTTTTAAATAAGGATGTTCTTGTTTTATCTTTTAATAATAAATCAACATCAATAAATGAAGTTGAAAAAGATGTATAAGTTATTTCATAATCAATATTCAAATCAGAAAAAGAAGGTATTTCTATGTTATCAGGATATTGTATCTGAGTAATAGAAGGAAAATCATTTACTGATATAAAATTTATTATTATTTCTACTTTATCACCCGTTCCATATAAATCACTTACAGGTACGATTATTACCTTTTTATTTCCAAAAATATTTTCAAAATCATTTTTAAAAGATAACAATATTGTTCCACTATTAGCGTTTACTCTTATTTTTTTATCACTACTAATATAAACATCCAAAAAATTACAATCCGATTGTTTAAAATCTATATTAACAATACCATCATTATCGGAATCCTTAATTTGTTTAGAATATGTTGTGAAATCTAGATATACAATTGGTTTTGGATATATTATTTCTTTTTCTACAATTACAGCAACCGCAACACCACCTTTTAACAATTCAGCGGCTTGCATTCCTATAAATTTATCTCCCGTTAACCATTTACTATAATCAGTTGGATAATTTACGGCATTTTGTTTATTTGTATAATATATTTTTGTAATTTTGTAATTTGATGTAAGATTATTTTCTAAAAATAAATTTAAAACACCATTACTTAAACTACTTTTGGATATTGTTTTATTATCCGTATTACCATCTGATAAAAGAAAATCATCTTTTTCTAAAATAGTTTCACCTTCACGTATTTCATATTTTAGTTTGATTTTATCTCCTATTTCATTTTCTAAATTAGATGAAATTGCAATTTCATAATTTATAATCTCACTTATTGGTGTATCATCTTGTAGAATAGGTGTATCTGGTAAATCATTATCTATTACAGGTGATTCAATTTGACCAGGCGTTGCTGCTCCTCCACCTGTCAAATATGGGTTAGAACCATTCCCGTTCATTAAAGAACTGGTATCATCTGTTAGTATATTACTTTCTCCAATCATTATTAATATAAATACTTTTTTATTTTATGTTTTGTCGTCTTTCTGAACCATCATCATAAATTATTTCTCTTCCCATTCCTGTTCCAGGATCACGCGTTACAGTTCCACCACCACTACCTCCACCACCGGTTATCGGTGGAATATATCCACAATTTAGTGAATTCGTTTGAATTAATTCATCATATGAACCACCATTACCATCTGCGTATTTTCCATATTCATCATATCCTTTACAAATCGTATTTAGTAGTGTTCCACGAATTGGATATGTTGGTGTTCTAAACGAACTCGTTGCATCATTAAATACAATAGCAGTTCCGGCCGGTGAGTATACATTTCTTTTTGTTTCACTATATGTGTTGAATGAATCTAAATTATTTTGAATTTCTTTTTGTAATTCTACTATTGAAAATTCTTTTGGTAATGTTTTGATTTCAATATTTCTTCTTTTTAAAAAAGATAAATTAAAATCAACGCATTTATATAAAATATTTCTAACATCTGACAACATTTTATTAAAGTCATAAGCATCACAATCCTCAAATATAATAGTAGATGGTTTTCCGAAATTTGTTTGAGTAATATCATATCCTCTATTATTCAAATAATAATCGACAGATGTTTTAAAATCGGTAAATATTTTTGTTCTAATTAAACCAAAATTACTAAATCCAAAATCTTTTTTTAATAATGTAAAAAAATCTTTACCAAATTTACTTTCTAAAGCAGAATCTATTTTTTCTAAAAATGTATTTTCAAATGAATTTATTACATCTAATAAAGAATTTTTACTATATTTTAATTCTGTATTTAAGTTTCTTAAATTTTTAAATTCATTTTTTGTTTTATTATTTATATTTTCAAACTTTGTTTTAAGTGGAAGGATTCTAATTTCTTCTCTGGATGGTGATATTTCTTCAATCCATACTCTTTCTAAAATGTCTTCACTACCAACTTTATATCTAACAAAATTTATATTAACTTTTAAAATACCATTTGTATAACCAACATCTTTTAAAAGTTTTTCAATATCAATTGCTAATTCTTTTTGCCCACCTTTATTTATAATTTCATACATATAATTTTTAATATCATCCGTTTTTATGTATGAAATGTTGTTTCCTGATTTTTGTGGAAGAAGATTATTATTAATATCATAAACTGATACTTCCATAACATCATATTTACAACTACCAAAGTCTGTGCTTTCTATTTCATTTTTTGATACTATAAATAAATCATCTTTTTGAAGAAATTGTCCTTCATTTGATGATTTATTATTTATATCTTCAATATTTGTATATTTTATAATACTCATAATCTATTTAAATTTAAAAACCTTCATACGATTTAGGATGTGCAATCTTTAATCGAGTTTTAAAATCTCTTGAATCAGAAGTACCATCCGCTCTAGTCACCTTTATATTAAGTACACCATCAAAGAATTCAGTATTTTGTCTTTTAGCAAATATAATTTTTTCAGGAGTTTCTATAAAAGTTATTTCTTCCGTTGAACCTGCAGTTATTTTAAATGATTGTTTTGGAGCTTTAAACCAAGCTTGGTCACTATTATATTCATTTAAAAAAGTTGAAATACTTTCGGCTCTGAATTTTGTAGTTAAAGTAACAGTTACAGGTTCTAAATCATTATTTATTAATTTTAAATTTCTACCATATACCCATTCTTTTGCTCTATCTCTTGCATTCTTAATTTTATAAGCCATTACAGGATCGTTTGCCGAACCTTTTGGTGAGAAGTTTGCAGTTACTATTTTATTGATAATAGTACCACCTTGACTTTGTGCAACTGCCTCTAAATCTTTTTGCTGTCTTACAGCACCCAATTGAGCTTGTAAACCTTCTATAATTGCATTTAATGAATTTATTTGTTGAATCAATGCTTCAATCTGTGCTTTAAATCCTGTCTTTTGTGATTGTAATGATGCTCTCAAAATACTTTCATCAACTGACTTTTGTAATGATGTCGCTATTTGATTAGAAAAATCATTGATTGTGTTTGTCATTGTATCTATCTGATTTACCAATACATCATTTGTCTGTTCTATACTTAATCTGTTATTTATTTCAGTTTGAACTTGTGCTTCTAATGTAGTTATTTGAACTCTCAATTCTTCAATTGTTGCATTTAATCTTTCTACTTGTAATCTCAAATCTTCTACCAATTCTACTTGTTCATCATATAATGGTTTAGGTATTAAATCTAAATTTGGTTTTGGTATATTTGGTTTTAATTCTACAACTTCAACATCAACTGCTTTTACCAATTCTATTTCATCGTATTTTGGTTTACTTAAGTTTTTGAATAGTAAGGATGACGCGGGGTTTGTTTCTTCAACTACTGTGACTCCAAATTCATTTTTTGTAGTAGCAGATGATCCCGATACCTTTAAAATATTTTCTAAAGTTACTTTATTTGATTCTTGTAATTTTTCAGATATTGCTTCTAAATTTGTCATTATATAACATCAAATATTAATTTGTCATCAATTATTTTTGAAACACCACTAACTTCAACTTTTATTTTTAATCTATAAGTTCTATTAATTGGATATGTATTTGTATCCAAATAAAAGTAATTTGATTTAGAATCACAACTTAATTTAGAATATTGACCAAAAGGAACAACTATTTCATTCGTTCTATAATCTTCTATTTGATAATAAGATGATGTTGGTAAATATTTTGATTGGTCATACTCAAAAGTAGTTCCAAAAGATTTTGATGGATATAAATCTCTACCCTTAACTCTTACTTTTGTTTTTGTATTATTAAAATATTCTTTTTGTAAATTTGTTACAATTATTTTTGAGTTTTCCAACGCATCTGAATTATTTGAACCGGTTATTGGTGAAAGTGAACCTGTATTAAAAACACTATCATCCCAAACTATTTCCAGTTTTGGTTGATATATTGTATTTGTTTCTTTTGAGAAAAATTTAAGAACACCATAATCTAAAGAATCATTTTCAGCATCTAAACTATGATGAATAACGAAACCATTATTTAATAATGAACCACTTAACCAAAGATTTATAATATCCGTAACATCCATTCTAATATCATCCGGTTCGTTATTGAATGATTGCGATGCCATAGATGCCGTATACCAAGTTCCTCCACCACCATTGGATATAGAACCTGTATCTTCTCCCAATGAATATGATCCTGTTAAATCTTGCCATTTTGAACTACCGTCTCTATAATACCAACTTACACCATCTGATGTTATATTATCAAATTTAGTTCCGGTCCCCATTATCCAATTTTGAGAAACCGCATTTGCATAAATCGTATATTCTAATGGAATTTCTTCAGAATTCGCAGATTTAAAATTTAAATATGCCTTCCATCCACTTCCTGTTTCTAAATTTGAAACATCGAACTTAATAAAAGTTCTTGCAATATCTTTATTATCAGAACCACCTGCTCCATAATAAAGTTTACCAACCTCTAATATCTCATCTCTACCTGCATTTTGTTCAGGTTGTTGTAGATATACACTTGCGTCATATGATGATGTGTAAAATATATGCATATTATATTGCCCTCCCTTTAATGTCTTTATTTGGATATTTAACTTCGAATATAGAAGGGTCTAAAGAAGGATAGATAATCTTTCCTTTAGTTGCTTGTTCTATATTGTATTTATTTGGTGAATAGTTTTCATTATTATCACTTCTACAAATATTTGAGATTTTTACAGAAGGAACGCTCATTACACCATCTACATTTGCGATTATTAATTCCAATTCCGATAGGTTTATTGGTTTGTTAAATGTCCAATTATCTATATTAAAATAATCTTGTAATTCTGTTAAGCAATTTGCAAGAACTTCTCTTTTATTATAATTTGAATATACATTTATTTCAAAATCAACACCTATGTTAATAATAAACCCATCTAATATATTTACCGCATCTGTCAACATTCTATATTCACCTATATAAGTTTTTAAATTTTCTTTAACTGCTTTATTAAGTAAAGATAATTTTTTATTTTGGTCATATCCCAAAACATACATATTAATTGCAAATGGATTATTTACTTCTGCAATATTTGTTCTTTTTTGAGTGAGATATTTAACCAATTCTGTTTGAATTTGCTGTGTTGTTGCTGTTTGTAATGATTGAACTAAATTAACAAATTCTGCAATATTCTGCGGTGATGCTAATATGGAACTTGGTGAATTATTGTCAATCTCACCATCAGGACTAACATATACTTTTGTAACACTACCATATTTTTCAGGCATAGATAGAGCTCTAACAATGTAATCTTGTCTAGTTACTGCTCTATTTTGAGAACCAAATGTTGCTAGTGCGTTTTGTCTGATTTCTTCAATAGATTCGGCACCTCTACCACCTATTGCCGCTTCTATATTTTCAATTTCTACACTTGCTTTAGTTGCGTTGTATAATGCCAAAGTATCTACTGCCAATAAATCTTCAATAAACTCGATTCTTCTTATTCTTGTTAAATCACCTGTATTAACATTTGATTTAACTCCACCACCTACTAAATATTTTACTGTTAGTGTTTTATTTTGTGGAACAATTCCAAACGTATTTGTTTTTAAGAAATTAGATGGGTCTATTCCTTGATTCAATCTTTGAACAGAGTTTGCTAAACCTAATCCAACATTTTTAGGATTTGGTAATAACTGACTATCATCTAAATTAACATCACCACTTCCGAATTGTAAATCAATTGTGTTATCGGTATTTACTTTTACTGAAAATCTACGTGGAACTTTTTGAACTTCTAAAATATATGGAACGGTTTTTGAATAATTACTTAAATCACCAGTATTACTTTCAATATTTGGTTGTTCTACAAATATACTTTCTTGCGCCAAATAAGGAACTTCATACCACTTTGTTCCATCCTCTTCTTCAACGGAAACTATTGATATAATATCCGTATCTGTAATCGTTTTACTTGGATAATCTATATCAGTATCAAATTGTATAGAAGTTGTTTTTTGAGTTGCAGATATTGCTTTTACTTTTTTAGTAATTAAATATTTTGTAGGTTGCCCATCACTATCTCTTTCTAAAACATCAATTTCTCTATCCGTTGTATTTGCGAAATCTACAATATCGGTAGTTCTAAATACAATTGTAGAGTCAGTTGATGATTCTACTTCCATACCTTCTTTTATTTTAAGATAATAAGATTCATCAGGAGTATTGGTGTTACCACTACCACTAAATGGAACAACTTGATAAACATTTAATGTGGTCACTGCAGGTGTTGTAACTTTTGGTTTATATCCCATTGATTGTGCCAATGCTATCACATTTTTTCTTTCCGTTGCATATGATAACATTGATTCTTTTAATTGAATGTCTTGATAAAATGAAAGCATATCACCAACTGCAGCTGCTTGTTCTACAAAAACCATACCAGGAGATGATTCATTAAAATCCGAATATGTGTTTGGGAAGTATGTTTTAGTAAACTCTACTAAATTTTGTTTTAATGTTGCAAAATCCTTACCCACATAGGATATTCCCTTTTTATCATTTCCCCAATTTTTATCTAAAGGTCTAAGTGCCATTTTTATTAATTATTTACAGTTATTTGAACCGATTCTCCTAGGTTTGGATTTGAAACCAAAGAAAATTTTACTTCTAAATTTATTTTATTATTATCAATATCTTTATCATCATAATCAAATATGATTTCATCTATGTTTAAATATGGTAACCATTCTGTAACTGCATCTAATATTGATGTTTCAATTTTATTTTCAATCAATTCATTATCCAACTGCTCAAATAATACTTTCCAAATATCACACCCAAAAGTTGGATTTAAAATTCTTTCTCCTTTTCTTGTTAGTATTAAATTTTTTAAATTATCTTTAGCTTGAGTAAGAGTTGTATAATTAACAGAGAATATACCACCTTTATCAGAACGTTTATTTATTCCGATACCAAGTATTTTATAATTATTTTCCGTTAAATCGGTAACATTAACTTTACCAAGTTCTATTGCCATTATTTAAATCTTTTAACTAATTC